TATGGTTATGCTGACTTACTCACATACGAGGTCTTGAATGACTAAGCAGAAAAGCCGCTATGCCAAGGTGCTGGACACCAAGGCGGCATCCCTTCCTGAAGCCAAGCGCCAGAAGCGCAACCGACCTCCGCTGGCCGAAAAGCGCCTGACCCGAAAGCAAGAGCTTTTTGTACGGGAACTGGTGTCAAAAGATGGACAGATAACCATGCGGGAAGCGG